TGGTAGCCTATTATATTATTAAATATTTTATTAGAGTCAGAGCGCATATGGTCTTTTATACGTACAGCCATATTTTTTATAGCTTTACCTACGTATACCACTTCGTCATTATTTAGCAAAAAGTATATTCCTGACTTACCTTCAAATTTTGTGTGTACACCATGCTTATAGTTTGGGTTCTCAACGCCCTTTTTTACGTATTTATACTTCGTGGCGGCAAGTTTCATTGCCTCCATTCTGTTACGGAGTACAATCCCATGCTGTTCAACACGGTACCTAAGTGTAGTGTGGCCAATACCAAGAGCTTTAGCGGTTTCTCGTAAGGATCTTTCTTCCTTAAAATAGAGCTTATTAAATAAATCAAGCTCCTTTGCTGTTAACAGTTTAACCATTCCATCTGGCCTTTTGATGCTCTCTAACATCTACATGTGTAAATGTATCATATGAACCAATACCTAAAGTGTCAGGGTGTGTAGCTTCAAGGAAATCCTTTACTTCTTCTGGTCGTGTTCCTTTAACCTGTATATCTGCTGCAGCTCCGTTACCTGTATACAGATGATGAGAATGTTCTTTACCACCGATTGCCTTATTATACTCAGGAGTTCTATACGAACTAGTTATAGTAACTGGAACACCAAAGAATTCCCGTACCTCTGTAAGAACCTCGACTAACTTATCATCTATATAAGGAGCTGGTGTTTTGTTCTTATCATGACACGAAAACTCATCCTCATTAAACCATTTATTTATTTGTCTACCCATTTTATTTCCTTTATGCATAAGATGAATACGCTGAGGTTTCATCTTCCTCTATATCATCCCATATAGAGCGATCTTTATTACTAACAGAGTAGCTACCAACACTAACTTGTGGCAGTACAACCTCCATCATTCCTAATTGACTGACAACATCGCAGAAGTCGTCATGCCCTCCAAAGTTTTCCCAAGTAGTGTATTTCAGCTGCTGCAATGCCTCCTTCATATCCGGTGTATCCTGCAGCTCAATAGGGAAATGTATTTTTTTATTTTGAAACTGAGGCAACATATTTCTAAACCTACTATGCTTATTACCGCCTGTAGCTCTGCTTAATATACCTTCTGAACCATACTTAGCTCCTTTCTGTCTAGCAAATGTGAACCATTCATTACGTTTTATCATCATCTCCTTTAATGCGAATATATGTGCTTTTTGCTGCCCGTCGACTTCTATTCCAACCTCAACAGACTTTCCTTGACTACTCCAGAAATTAACCATCCTAAATAATTCATCATATTGCTCCCCAATACCCTGTCTTTTAACACATAGATCAACAAGAAAATAATCTCCATTGCTATTTAATCCCCACGCTGCCAATGCTGAAAAGTCAGACTTAGACTCTGATGTAGTGGTAAAGTCAGTAGTAATATATATATTGTAACTATTGATATTCTTCAGCAAATCCTTACGAGAATACCATAAATCATCTATAATTTCTTGAGTAATCATTCTATCCTCGTCAGAACTAATACGAAGCATACGTTCTTGATTAAATTCCCTAGTAGCATTAGCCGCAATTGCAGATTCATACTGCTCTATTACGGCTTCGTAGGGGTGCATACTCTCCCAGGCCCCAACATATTCTTCTTTAGGCATATCTTCGTATATTTTTTCGCAGATTGGTATAGCAACAGGAGTGTACGCACCACCAGTTAACATCTCTATCACAGGATCAAGTAAGTGGAAGGGAGTTGCCACAGAGAATATCTTGCCTCTACCACCACCTTTCAAGGCATTAATAGCATCTGCATTAATCGTATTACGTAAACTGTTCATAATGGTATCTGAATATGCAGTATCTGAATTAAGAATCACATCATCAAATATAATGTGATCAGGTCTTTCTGATCCTATGTTAGAACGCACACCCCGTATGCCCCCGCCAATACCAATGTACTTAGCAAGGAATACCCTATTCTTAGCTTTAGTATCTCCTTTACGTATGAACTCAGACTCTGTTTCTGTAAATCGCATAGATTCAAAGTAGTTCTGGCAAAACACACTATCTTCACACAAAGATTGCACAGCTTTAGCCATTACCCTACCACCACCTTGCTGAGATGCGGCAACAAGCAAATGGAATTCAGATTTTATACCATCAGGTGTAACCCCTTTAATAGCGCAGTATACTGGGTAAAACGCGGTTACAACTGTAGATTTTGCAATACCACGAGATGCAACTATAGCTATTCTCTTGGGGTTAATTGTAATTGAATCATTTACTTCTTTACTATATGGGTACTCCTCCCTTTTTATATTCCCAAATAATAAATCAACTAACCAATAGTGAAATAATGGAGTACTGAACTCAAAATCTTCACCTTGTACCATCCTCATTAGTGCAAAGAACTCAAGGGAATCTTTTGAAGGTGTATACCCATGAAAAGTTAGGTCAAGTGTATCCAGTGCTTTATCAAGATCAAATTTCTTTTGATTCTTTTTGATATTACTCATTAGACTTTCCAATTTCTGAAAAGTCAACATCAATAACCTGAACATCCTCTATATCCTCCCCAGCTTCAAGTCTACGACGTTGCATAGCCACTAATTGGGATACCTGTGCATTCATTTCTTCTTGCATGCTAAGGGCCTCTTTGCCAGGATTTATATCTATACTTAGCTTATTCTCTTCAGGTTGTCTAGTTAATGTGGCAAGCTCTTTAGCGGCAAGGTGCTGAACCATTGGAGTTACATGCATTGGCTTACCATCCTTACCAGTGGTAGTGCCTCTACCATTCATTAACTCAAATTGCTTCTTCACAGCCGCATGAAAATAAGGAGCATATTGAATATGTACGGGTATTAGCATCTCTTTATCAACAGCTACCACTAACTTACTATTATTATACATACTGACAAAGTTATCTACTGGCTTATTATCCTGAACTAGTTGTGCATACTTATCAGGAAATACAATTGACCATGCTTCCTTATTAGTATAATTGCGTTTAAGGTTACAGAACTTAATAGCATTAACAAGTTCTTTAAGAGAATTAGTACTTCCTTGAGCGGATACTAAGTGTATATACCCTAAGAAGTCCTCTTCTAACAATTCCTGAGGCAGTCCAGTATCATTTTCCATATTTTGTATTAAATGTATAAGCTCGTCTGTGACGGCAACATTAGTTTTCTTGGGTAGTAGTTCTTTTATTCTGTCTTTGGTAATATTCTGTGGTGCAGAGGGTATCATCCTAGAAGCGGATTCACTACTCTTTTGTAATAGTTTATCTTTCTTGGCCATTGTCATCCTTTAAATTAATAAGTGTAATGATACTGGATGTAACCTTAAGGGGAGTTGAAGAAGGCTAGTTAGGCCTTCTGAGAGATGTACTCATTAAACATAAATGTAGTTAGGAGCTAACAGTGCGTTATCATGCCTCCCATTTTTTCTTTGGGAATAGATTCTCTAATCATAGATTTTACTCTATATAAAGATTCTTGTAGCTCATCAGCAGCATGGGCTAGCATTTTCAGTTCTGTCTCATTAAATTTTTTTAATGATTTGATACTTAGTGCTTCATGCCCTAGAGCCATGTCAGCCATCTTCTTAACGTTAGTTTTTACTTTAGACGATACAGGTTGAGTCTTCTTACCTTTACGGTCTTTCTTAGGAACTACACCTCTGGCTAAGTCTTCTAGACTAATTTCTTCTTCCATATACTATCCTTTTAATTTAATTTTGACATTATACCATATTAAAAAGGCAAGTCAACTTTTTCTTCTGGAACCGGTAATTCATACGTAAAATCAGGAACTTGTCCTTCTAATACAGCCTCAAAAGCCATAACAGCATCATCAATAGGGATTGCAAACAGTTCTGTGGACCCGTCGAAAGGCACTGTCGGAGTATACTGGTAATTTTTAAAAAACCTATGTAATATTGTTTCATACTTAAAACACTTCTCTGCTGGTACCTCTCTATCTCTTTTTATAGAGCACATAAATGTTGATCTATACTTTTGATAGTAACTTCTATTTACAGCCATCATCCTATCTAAGCTACTATTGTGGCTGGCAACACCTATCTTCACTACCCTCATACCTGATTTTAGTGTGATGTCAAATAAATATAGGCGCCTTTTAGGCTTAGGGGGCTCTGCTCCAACTTTTAAGAAGGCCATTACAATTCAAACTTTTTGGAGGTTTTACGATTACTTTCCTCAAGGGCAGTCTTAGCATCAAACTGCTTTACCCATTCCTTCCAGGCTTCGAACTCTTCTTTAAAATTAGTGGCATTATTAATCATTTCAGTAGCCTTTTCCATTTTAATAAGTATATCAGTCATATTAACTAACCTTGTCAATACCTTTATCGCTACTTATAATAGTATTACACTTAGGACAAACTTTAGTATTCCACATAAATACTATAGGGGTAATACTACTGTGGCATTTACTGCATACCACTTTACCTTTAGAGTTTTTGCTCTTAGCTTTCATTTGAATCCTTTATAATAAATTCCCTTTCTCTTATATGTTCATGTATAGCTAATGCAATTAACAAAGCAGCTACTATTACTACTAATAAAATATCCATATAAATCCTTTCTTGTAAGTATACATCATCAACCTTAAAATTTTATTTGTAGTTGTGGTTATTTTTTTATACCCTATAAGGCCATTTAAAGTACCTTAAAGGCAATGTCAATTCTACTTTACATTATTGTCCTGTATACCTATTTTGTTGAGTAATATGTACATTATAGGCAGAATCAGAAGCTTCTTTCCAAGGAGTCATAGACCCATCACCATTAAAAGTACCAAGATGTTTACCAGTAAGCATATAATGCATAACAGCATCCTTGTCATTGTATTTATTACCACCAACTATCGTAGGGATATTAACGTATCCAAGCCCATTAGGATTATCTACTGTAATACTTTCCTCAGTTCTAAATATAGGATGCCCAAAGGGATCTTTATACCATTCATTTCCTTTTTCTGCAGGCACTATATTAATAATGCGTTTTTCTAGGTCTATATTGCCTAGACCAGTTTGATGAGGTGTCTTTTCTCCATATTGTAATTTTTGCTTGAAGGGGTACATGTATTTCCTTTCTTGAAAGTATATCAGATTTATAAGTATATTGCTAATAACCTATAGTATATTTATCATACATCAACCATTGAGGCCTTTCCCCTTTTTGAAATCTTTTTAATTCTTTGTTTATAGTATCTTTATTCCTGGTGTTGCCTAATGCCTTTTCATGGTTAGTTATATATGCAGCAGCAGACCCAGTACCTCCGAATATTTTACCATCTACCACTAATGTGTTGCCTATTTGTAGTGGATGCTTTGTACCACCAATTGGGTTACCGAGTAGTATATCTTTTGATATATTTAATAGATCGTTGTAACGCTCAGTCAAGTCTTCTACTTTTTGTTCAAGCTCAATTATTGTTGCTTCCGCTTTATTTAGTTTAGACAGTAATTCTTTCTCATGGGTAACTACTTTAGGCACCTTAAGGCCTTTTTGCTCATTATGATAGTAATTCATATTCTGTTGATTAGTCACCCATCTAAGATTACTCACATGGTTATTAGTGCTATTATTATCTATATGATCTACTAAAGGTAAATTATCAGGGTTTGGTATAAAGGCTTTAGCGACTAGTCTATGTACTAGCTCAGCTTTACCTGTTACACCGGTACCTACCACCTTATATCCAGATCTGTGAGTAGACCCGTAGAAATACTTTAATGTACCGTTCTTTCTTTTGGTTATTTTAACACCATCTTCCCTTATAAAGTGCCTATCTGATTCTCCAATGCTTCTTACTCTCAAGTTATTATCCATAAACTCCATCATTATGTCTCCTTTAATTTACAACAGTATACCCATTCTAATTTGTAATGTCAAGAGGGAGGGA